AGCAGCTCATGGCTGGCGGCGGTGTGGTGCTGATCGGCACGACCCTCATCCCCCTGCTCTCCGGTTTGTTCGGCTAATCCACGGCAAGCCCAGCTTAACCGAAGGGTGGTGAAATATTGGGCAGCATTTTAGAAAAGATCGAACAGGCTCTCAAGGATATGCTGATCGGATGGATCGAGAGCAACCTGACCAATATGTTCACCGATGTCAACGAGAAGGTAGGAACGATTGCCGCCGAGGTCGGTCAAACTCCGTCCGGCTGGAACGGCGGCGTGTACCAGATGATCCGGGGACTATCCGAAAACGTGATAGTCCCCATCGCTGGTATCATCATCACCTTCGTTTTGTGCTACGAGCTGATTTCCATGATCACCGAGAAAAACAACCTTCACGACATGGACACTTGGATGTTCTTCAAGTGGTTTTTCAAGGCGGCTGTGGCGATCTACCTCGTGACGCACACCTTTGACATCGTGATGGCAGTATTCGACATCGGGCAGAATGTAGTTTCCGGTGCAGCCGGTGTCATTCACGGCAACACCAGCATTGACATTGACGCGACGATTGCGCAGATGCGTACCGGCATGGAGAACATGGGCGTCGGAGAACTGCTCGGACTGTCGATAGAAACGCTCCTGATCAGCCTGTGCCTTAAAATCATGGCGATCCTCATTACGGTCATTCTCTACGGGCGCATGATTGAGATTTACTGCACCGTGAGCGTTGCGCCTATTCCCATTGCAACCATGAGCAACCGCGAATGGGGCAGCATCGGCACGAACTATCTGAAAGGCTTGTTCGCTCTGGCATTTCAGGGCTTCCTCATCATGGTCTGTGTCGGCATCTATGCGGTGCTGATCAACGGCATGATTATCGCAGACAACATTCATTCGGCTCTGTTCTCTGTGGCAGCGTACACGGTTATTCTGTGCTTCTCGCTGTTCAAGACCGGAAGCCTTGCAAAATCCATTTTCCATGCGCACTAAGGAGGGCGGCAGCATGAAGAAGTACAGCATCATCTACGCCGATCCACCTTGGGCGTATCGGACTTACTCCAAGAAGGGACAGGGACGGTCGGCGGAAAGCCACTACCCGACAATGTGCATTGAGGACATCAAGGCACTTCCGGTCGGTGAGCTTGCCGCTAAGAACTGCGCTCTGTTCCTCTGGATCACGTTCCCGTGCCTCTGTGAAGCACTCGAAGTGCTGACGGCATGGGGCTTTTCCTATAAGACCGTGGCTTTTGTATGGGTGAAGCAAAACCGCAAGAACGATGACCTCTTCACCGGCATGGGGTACTGGACAAGGGCAAACGCGGAAATCTGCATCCTTGCCACGAAGGGACACCCGAAGCGAGTTGACGCCGGTGTGCGTCAGGTCATCCTCAGCCACATCGAAGAGCATTCCAAAAAGCCGGATGAGGCGCGGGAACGCATTGTTCGGCTCATGGGAGACCTTCCCCGCGTAGAGCTTTTTGCCCGTCAGTCTCCCGAAGGCTGGGACGTTTGGGGCAACGAGGTCGAATGCACGGCACATCTTCCAATGGAGGAAACACCATGCTGCGGCTAAGACCTATCTCTCTTCGAGACGCCAACGAGTATGTCCGGAAGCATCACCGGCATCACAAGCCGGTTGCCGGTCACAAGTTTTCCATCGGCTGTGAAGCAGACGGTGAGCTGGTCGGTGTGATCATCGCCGGGCGTCCCGTCAGCCGGTATCTGGATGACGGCTTCACATTGGAGGTTACAAGGCTATGCACCAACGGAGAAAAGAACGCTTGCAGCTTTCTCTACGGCGCGACGGCAAGAGCTGCTGCGGCTATGGGCTATAAGCGCATCATCACCTACACGCTGGAAAGCGAAAACGGTGCAAGCCTTCGGGCTTCCGGCTGGATTTGTCAAGGCAAAGCGGGTGGGCTTCGCTGGACGGGCAAGCGTCAGCCGAAGGAGGATCAATATCCCGCACAAATGAAGCTGCGTTATGAAAAGCAGCTTAGAAAGGAGGAAACAGTCAATGGCATTTGTTCCGGTCCCGAAGGATCTTAACCGCGTTAAAACGAAGGTCATGTTCAATTTGACCAAGCGGCAGCTCATTTGTTTTTCCATCGCTGCGGCGGTCGGCGTCCCGATCTTCTTTCTGGCGAAGGCGCATCTCGACTTGTCTACGGCGGCAATGCTGATGGTGGTGATCATGCTCCCGTTCATCTTCTTCGCGCTTTACGAGAAGGACGGTCAGCCCGCCGAAAAGTATCTGTACCACATCGTACAGTCCATGTTCATCCGGGACAAGGTGCGTCCCTATCGCACAAACAATCTCTACGCTGAAATTCAGCAGAAAATCAAAGAACAGGAGGAATTGCAGCTTGAACAACAGCACAGCAAAGGCAAAGCCTAAGATGACCGTCAAAAACGGCGTCGTTTACGGCGATGCCCTTTCCGCTCAGGAAAAGAAGCGGATCGTCATGCAGAAGAAAAAGGACAGGAAGGCAAAGAAAGTCCGCAAGTCCGCCCAGCAGACCATTCCCTATATGGAGATGTGCCGCGACGGTATCTGCAAGGTAAACAGCCGCCTCTACACGAAGTCCATCGCCTTTGAGGACATCAACTACCAGCTTGCGCAGAACGAGGACAAAACTGCCATCTTTGAGAACTGGTGCGACTTTCTGAACTACTTCGACAGCTCGATCTTCGTCCAGCTCTCCTTCATCAATCAGAAGGCAAGCCTCAATGAGTTCCGCAAGCGCATCAACATTCCGGCACAGGAGGACGCCTTCAACGACATCCGCTCCGAGTATTCCGGTATGCTGCAAAGCCAGCTCACCAAGGGCAACAACGGGCTGATCAAGAAGAAGTACATCACCTTCGGCATTGAGGCGGACTCCCTCCGCACGGCAAAGCCGAAGCTCGAACGCATTGAAACCGACATCCTCAACAACTTCAAAACTCTCGGCGTGAAAACCGAGCCGCTGTCCGGCTACGAACGGCTGAAAGTGCTTCATGATGTGTTCAATATGGACAGCAATGAGCCGTTCCGCTTTTCCTTCGATATGGTTGCCCGGACGGGGCTTTCCAGCAAGGACTTCATCGCTCCCACTTCCTTTGACTTCCGTGAAGGCAAGTGCTTCAAGATGGGCAGAACCATCGGCGCAGTGAGCTTCCTGCAAATCCTCGCGCCGGAACTCAATGACCGTATGCTTGCCGACTTTCTTGAGATGGACAGCAACATCACGGTCAATTTTCATATCCGGACGATTGACCAGGCGAAGGCAATCAAGAGCATCAAGATGAAGATCACCGACCTCGACAAGATGAAGATCGAAGAGCAGAAAAAGGCAGTCCGCTCCGGCTACGATATGGACATCATCCCGTCCGATCTCGCCACCTTCGGCGGTGAGGCAAAGCGTCTGTTGCAGGATCTCCAGACCCGCAACGAGAGACTGTTCCTTGTGACCATCCTCATCATGAACACGGCAACCAATCGCCAGAAGCTCGAAAATGCGGTGTTCCAGACCGCCGCCATTGCTCAGAAGTACAACTGTGCGCTCAAGCGTCTTGACTTCCAGCAGGAGGAAGGGCTGATGTCCTCTCTGACTATCGGCGTCAATCAGGTGGAGATTGAGCGCGGGCTGACCACTTCCAGCACAGCGGTTTTCGTGCCGTTCACCACGCAGGAGCTTTTTCAGGGCGGCGAAGCTCTCTACTATGGGTTGAATGCGCTGTCCAACAACATGATCATGGTTGACCGCAAGCGGCTCAAGAACCCCAACGGGCTGATCTTGGGTACACCCGGTTCCGGTAAGTCCTTCTCCGCCAAACGCGAAATGACGAACGCCTTCCTCATCACGGAGGATGACATCATCGTCTGTGACCCCGAAGCCGAGTATTTTCCCCTTGTGCAGAAGCTCGGTGGTCAGGTCATTCGCATCTCACCGGTCAGCACGGATTACATCAATCCGTTGGACATCAACACGAACTACTCCGAAGAGGAAAACCCGCTTACGCTGAAATCCGACTTTATCCTCTCCATGTGTGAGCTGATTGTCGGCGGCAAGGACGGCTTGCAGCCGGTTGAGAAGACCATCATTGACCGCAGCGTCCGCATGGTCTATCAGGAGTTTCTTGCAGACCCCAAGCCGGAGAAAATGCCGATCCTCGAAGACCTCTACAACATTCTGAGAAATCAGAAGGAGCCGGAAGCACAGCGCATTGCAACTGCCCTTGAAATCTATGTTCACGGCTCTCTGAATGTCTTCAATCACAGAACGAATGTGGATGTCAACAACCGCTTCGTCTGCTATGACATCCGCGAACTCGGCAAGCAGCTCAAAAAGCTCGGTATGCTGATTGTGCAGGATCAGGTGTGGAACAGAGTTACCATCAACCGCGCCCAGCACAAGGCAACGCGCTACTACATGGACGAGTTCCATCTGCTCTTGAAGGAGGAACAGACCGCCGCGTACAGCGTGGAAATCTGGAAGCGTTTCAGAAAATGGGGCGGCATTCCGACCGGAATCACGCAGAACGTCAAGGATCTGCTTGCGTCCCGTGAGGTGGAGAACATCTTTGAAAACTCGGATTTTGTCTACCTTCTGAATCAGGCATCCGGCGACCGGCAGATTCTCTCGAAGGCGCTGAACATCTCTCCCAGCCAGCAGAACTACATCACCAATTCCAATGCCGGTGAGGGGCTGATCTTCTATGGCTCGACCATCGTTCCCTTCAAGGACGATTTCCCGAAGGACACCCAGCTTTACCGCATCATGACTACCAAACCCGAAGAAACCGTACAGAACTGATAGGAGGATTTTTGAATATGAACAACAAGATGATTACCATTCCCTACGCGGACGCTATCGAATACGGAGAGAACACCTCCGCACTGTTTAAGGCTCTGTGGGAGCTGACCGATCTGATCCGACTGGAAAGCGATCTCAAGAAGCATCACCGCGCCTACCTCCATGTGAGGGAGGACATCGACGAAAAGGTCAAGGAGGCGCGTCAGATTATGACCAAGGTATCTGTGGATATGATCGGTTTCTACTTCAAGGTTGATGTTCCCGAAAGCAGCAACAGCGACGAGAATACCCCTTTCGCTGACGCGGCGGATGATGAAGCCGTATCTATCCCCAAGGACAAGTATGAGCTGATGATCGACGATCTGCTCACGATGTCCGAAATCATCCAGTGCGTCGCAGATATGCGCACGCAGGATATGAAGGCAATCCGCGAGTTCAGCAAGTTCGTCCCCGCCTTTGCCGCTTTTGAGAAGAACCGCCTGAGCCTCTATCGTGAGGCAGCGAAGGAAGCAGAGGAAATCTTCGACCGTTGGGCGGACGAGATTGACGATCTCGACGAGGACTTCACGGAAGATGAGGATTACGAGCCGGACGAGTATTACTCCGACTGATGCCCATTGAAATGTTGTCGGGTTTTGCAGCCAACATTTCAATGGAAACACAAATCCAACAGAACAGGAGGTACACCACCATACAACTTGACATCATTCATACCGGCGATTGCCTTGAAATCCTGAAAACCCTGCCCGATGACAGCGTTCATTGCTGTGTGACATCCCCGCCGTACTACGCGCTCCGCGATTACGGCATGGAGGCTCAGATCGGCAGAGAGACAACGCCGAAGGAATATATCTCGCGCCTGACGGAAGTGTTTACCGAAGTCAGGCGCGTTTTGCGTCCGGATGGAACGCTCTGGCTGAACATCTCGGACACCTACGCCGGGAAAGGCAATCAGGGTGATTTTATTGATCCGAAGAACCCCAACGGCAGAAACGGTCAGGCTGTGGCTCTCAACAACAAGGTTGAGGGCTGCAAGCCGAAGGACATGATCGGTATTCCGTGGATGCTGGCTTTTGCCCTCCGCGATACCGGCTGGTATCTTCGCAACGACATCATCTGGATGAAGGATAACCCCATGCCGGAGAGCGTGAAAGACCGCTGCGCCCGCTGCTACGAGCATATTTTCCTGTTCTCAAAGTCCAAGAAGTATTTCTTTGACTACAAGGCAATCTCCGAGCCGATTGCCCCTGCAACGGCAGAACGCCTCAAGCGCGGCATGAAGGGCGGCAACAAATACGGAAAGCCCGTTCCCGGTCAGCCTCAGCCGCAGTCCATCAACCGCCCGCGCGAACATGGCGAGATCAAGGACGCAGACATCAATCCGCTCCGCAACAAGCGCGATGTCTGGAAGATCAACACCGTTCCCTTCAAGGGCGGTCACTATGCCGCTTACCCTCCGAAGCTGGTTGAGACCTGTCTTCTCGCCGGTTGTCCCGAAGGCGGCATTGTGCTTGACCCCTTTATGGGAAGCGGCACAACCGGCATGGTTGCTGCGCAGATGGGACGTCATTTCGTGGGTGTAGAGCTGAACCCTGAATACACCGATCTTGCCTATAAGCGGATTGGAGGTGAAATCTGATGCCCAAGGAACCGGAACTCAAAGCCCGCGACAAGGTGGTCGTGCGGATGACGCGGGAAGGCGCGGTTGAGGAAAACCTGACGGCTGGCACCGAGCAGCGTGTGTCAAAGAGGCTGGAAGATGCGGAGCTGGTGAAGCCCGGTGAGACAGTCGAGCCTTCCGAAGCTCTTTCCCCAGAGGAACAGAAAAAGGTGCAGATGCGCCGTCAGCAGCGTCAGTTTCAGGCGGAACACGCCGAGGATAATAACACACAGCCGCCCTCGGAAACGTCCGTCACAGAAGAGAAAAGGGCAGAAAATCCACCCCAGAATGTACCCGAACCGCTGCCCTCATCGGAAACGCCGTTCAAGCCTCCTGTTTTGGAGCAGCACGGTGTTTCTTCTCATACCGGCACGGTGATTGCCGAAACGGTTGTCACACACAAGCTGCGCAAGACCTCGGCAGTGGAGGCAGTGGATGCGGATGCCGTTCTCTCCCAAGCGGCAGAGACTTCCTCCGCAAAGCCGGTCTCGGACGATGCCGTCCCGCCCACGAAGCGGATGCAGAAGCTCGAAAGGAAGTCCGAGAAGGCGCATGAACGTCTGGATGCCGCCCGTGAAAAGCTGCCCACGCACAAGGTTCTCAAGAAAGAGCGTGTCTTCGATGAAGAGACCGGCAAGGGCAAAACCCGCCTTCATTTTGAAGATGAGCTGGAAAAGCCGAAGGGCAAGGGCAAGCTGCAATTCGAGGCAGACAAAACCGTCCGCAAGGTCGGTGACACCCTCGCCTCCGGCATTCACGGCAAAATCCATGAGGTCGAACAGGAAAACACGGCGGTTGAGGCGGCGCATAAAACGGAGATCGCCGCTGAGACTGCCGCTCGGCATTTCCGTCATCATCGGGAAAGCAGCGTCAACAAGCCCTACGAGAAGGTCTCCAAGCTGGAACACAAGGCGGATGCTGCGGATGCGAAGCTCCAATATGAGAGAAATCAGCAGGAGCATCCTGAGATGAAGAAGCAGAACATGAACAAGCACTATCAGAAGCAGAACATCAAGAAGGAATATGCCGCTGCACGGAATGCCGGTTCTCAGACTGCCGGGACTGCCACAAAGAATACCGGCAAGAATCTCGGTGAGAAGGTGTCCGACAAGATCAAGGAGTTCTTTGAGAAAAACAAGAAGGTCTTCATCTGGATCGGCGTCGGAGTTGCCCTTCTCGTTTTGCTCGGTGCCGGTATCAGCTCGTGTTCGATGCTTACCTCTACCAGTTCGTCGGTGATCGCTTCCTCTTATCTCAGCGAGGATGACGCGATGCTTGGCGCGGAGGCGCAGTATTGCCGGATGGAGCAAGAGCTGCAAAGCTATCTGGATAACTATGAAAGCACCCATGGCTATGACGAGTATCACTTTGATCTGGACGATATTGAGCATGACCCCTATGTGCTGATCTCCATCCTCTCGGCTCTCCATGAGGGCGAGTTCACGCTGGACGAGGTGCAGGGTACGCTCCAAATGCTGTTTGAAAAGCAGTACATCCTCACCGAAGAGGTTATCGTCGAAACCAGATACCGCACGGAAACCGACACATGGACGGACGCAGACGGCAACACGCACACGGAAACCTATCGCGTCCCGTATGACTACTACATCTGCAACGTGAAGCTCGAAAACTTCAATCTCTCCCACGTCCCTGTCTACATCATGTCTCAGGAACAGCTTTCCATGTACGCAACGTATATGTCGGTGCTGGGCAACCGTGAGGATCTGTTCGGTGACTCTCCCTATGTGGACAAGTACATTACAAATCCTCCCGCCGACTACGATGTCAACCCGGAATACCTGAACGACGAGAAGTTTGCAACGCTGATTACCGAGGCGGAAAAGTATCTCGGCTATCCGTATGTGTGGGGCGGCTCCAATCCCGACACGTCCTTCGACTGCTCCGGCTTCGTCAGCTACGTTCTCACAAACAGCGGACTTGTGAATACCGGACGGCTGGGCGCACAGGGGCTTTACAACATCAGTACGCCGGTCTCAAAGGCGAATGCACAGCCCGGTGATCTCATCTTTTTCGTCGGGACGTATGACACCCCCGGTGTGTCCCACGTCGGCATTTACGTCGGTGATGGGGTCATGATCCACTGCGGCGACCCCATTCAGTACACATCCATCAACTCTTCCTACTGGCAGCAGCATTTCTACGCCTTCGGAAGACCCGCCTATTAAAAGAAAGGAGTTTTGCATGAATCCCAAGTATCAGAAAGTCCTCTCCGACATTGAGAAGGCCGAAAAGAAGAAGTCCGAAATCGAAGGACAGCTCAAGGAGCTGTACGACAAGAAGACGGAGCTGGAGAACCTTGAAATCATCAACACCGTGCGCTCTATGGTGATGGACAAGGATCAGATCATGGCGTTTCTGTCTTCCATGAAGGGCGGCACCAAGCCCGCTGAAAATACGGAGGTAATCGACAATGCGTAAGAAGTTTCGTTTTCTGACCGTCATTGCGGTCTGCGTCATGGTTCTGTCCTGCTTCTCGGTGACGGCGTTTGCCTACGCCGATGATACCGAGCAGAACCTTCCCGTTACGGAGGCAACTCAGCCCGAACAGCAGCCCGCAGTCACTCCCACGCCGGAAAAGCCGAAGGGTGAGCCGATTGACGATGAGGGCATCGCCTACACCCGTGACTTGCTCTATGACAAGGCAACCAACAAGCAGTTCATCACCATCCAGACGAAGAACGGCAACACCTTCTTCATTGTCATCGACTACGATGCGCCCATCAACGAGGATGAGGAACAGTATCAGACATACTTCCTCAACATGGTCGATGAGAGCGACCTGCTTGCGCTGCTGGATGAAGACACTGCGGCTGCTCTGACCACCTGTAACTGCAAGGAAAAATGCGTTGCCGGTCAAGTCAATACCGACTGCCCGGTCTGCAAGACCAACATGAGCGAATGCACCGGCACAGCCCCCGTTACACCTGAGCCGGACAAGGATGCGGAAACCGATGTCCCCGCCCCTAAACCCGAAAAGAAATCCAACATCGGCATGATCCTCGTCATCTTTGCCATTGCCGGTGCTGCGGGTGCAGCTTATTACTACATCAAGTTCGTCAAGGGCAGAAAGCCCAAGGATGAGGATATGGACTTCTTTGATGATGAAGGCTACGAGGAAGAGCCGTACATCAACGAGGATGATGAGCCGCAGATTGCGGAGGATGCCGAAACGGAAGGTGATGAAGATTGATCTTAGTCATTGCTGAAAAACCCAGCGTCGCCCAGTCCATCGCAAAGGTGTTGGGCGCGACGTCCCGCAAGGACGGCTACATGGAGGGCGGCAACTACATCGTTTCGTGGTGCTTCGGTCATTTGGTGGAGCTGGCAGACGCCAGCTCCTACGATGAGCGGTATGCCAAGTGGCGGTATGACGATCTGCCCATTGTTCCGGAAAACTGGATGTTCGAGGTCACAAAGGACAAAGCACAGCAGTTCAAGGTGCTGTCCGCTCTTATGAAGGACAAGCGCGTCACCGAGCTGGTCTGCGCAACCGATGCAGGACGCGAGGGTGAGTTGATCTTCCGGCTGGTCTACGACAAAGCCGGATGCACCAAGCCCTTCAAGCGTCTGTGGATCAGCTCGTTGGAGGACTCCGCCATCTGCGAAGGCTTCCGGCATCTCCGGGACGGCAAGGACTATGACCGTCTCTATAAAGCGGCACTCAGCCGCTCGAAGGCGGACTGGATTGTCGGTATCAACGGCACCCGCCTGTTTACCACGCTCTATCACAAGAAACTGGTGGTCGGGCGCGTCCAGACGCCGACCCTCGCAATGCTGGTGGAGCGTGACGGGAAAATCTCAACCTTCCAGAAGGAGAAGTATTTCAACGTCCACGTCGGCAAGGGCGATCTGACCGCCGATCTGGAAAAGGTCAAAACCGAAGAGGAAGCAAAAAGAATTGCGGCGGCTTGCGAGAAAAAGCAAGCCGTCGTTTCTTCTCTCAAGCGGGAGACGAAAACCGTCAATCCTCCGAAGCTCTATGATCTGACTACCTTGCAGCGCGAGGCTAACCGCTACTACGGCTTCACCGCCCAGCAGACGCTCGATCTCGTACAAACACTCTACGAAAAGAAGCTCCTGACCTATCCGCGCACGGACAGCCAGTTTATTACGGATGATATGGAGGACACCGCCCGTCAGGTCATTTCTATTGTCTGCCGCCAGCTTCCGCTTTTCACCGACGTTTCGGTCACTCCGGATATTGCCCGCGTAACCGACAACAGCAAGGTCACAGATCACCATGCCATTCTCCCGACCGTCCAGCTTGAAAAGCAGGATGTTTCGGCGCTTCCTCAGTCGGAGCAGAAAATCCTCAATCTTATCGGGATGCGCCTTCTGTGTGCGACCGGCGAGAAGCACACCTACGCAGAAACGCAGATCTCGCTCTCCTGCGAGGGCTACGAGTTCAAAACCAAGGGGAAGACCGTCGTTCAAAACGGATGGAAAGCCATCGAAGAGCTGTTCAAGTCCTCCCTCAAGACGAAGGAAAAGGACGATCCCATGAAGTCCCTGCCCGAAGTCCATGAGGGCGATGTTCTGGATGGTGTGTCCGCCAGCGTCACCGAACACTTCACAACGCCTCCGAAGCAGTACACGGAAGACACGCTCCTGTCTGCGATGGAGACTGCCGGAAACGATCAGTTCGACGATGACACCGAGAAGAAAGGTCTCGGCACTCCCGCAACCCGCGCCGGGATCATTGAGAAGCTGGTGAAATCCGGCTTTGCAGAGCGCAAAGGCAAATCCCTCATTCCCACGAAGGACGGCTGCAACCTCGTCTGCGTCCTGCCGGAACAGATCACGTCTCCCAAAATGACGGCGGAATGGGAAAACACGCTCATGGAGATTGAACGCGGCAAGGCAGATGCGGACGCCTTCCTTAGCGGCATTGTCCGGATGACCGGGGATCTCGTGAAAGCCTATCCCTTCCTCTCCGATGCCGAAGCCCAGCGTTTCGGCACGGGTAAGGAGGAAATCGGCAAATGTCCCCGCTGCGGCTCTCCGGTCTACGTCGGTAAGGGCAACTTCTACTGCTCGAACAAGGAATGCTCCTTCTGCCTGTGGGAAGACAACAAGTTCTTTTCCAGCAAGAAAAAGAAGCTGACCAAGAAGATCGCAAAGGAGCTGCTGGATAAGGGCTGGTGCCGCGTGACCGGGCTTTACACGCCGAAGAAGCCCCAGCTCTACGATGCGGTGATCCGGCTGGATGACAGCGGCGGCAAATACGTCAGCTTCAAGATGGAGTTTGATCGATGACCCGCCCAAAGTATGTTGCTTCATGCAGCGGAGGCAAAGACAGCGTAGCGACGCTCCTGCTGGCTGCACAGCACAATGAGCCGCTGGACGAGGCAGTTTTCAGCGAAGTCATGTTCGACAAAGGCACAAGCGGTGAAGTCCCGGAACACCGGGACTTCATCTATGACCGGCTCAAGCCCTTCTGCGAAAAGGAGCTGGGCATCAAGTTCACCATTCTCCACGCGGACAAGACCTACGATGAGGTGTTCCATCATGTCATCACCCGCGGACCGCACAAGGGCGAGGTTCGCGGCTTTGCATGGGCTGGTATGTGTGCAGTCAATCGTGACTGCAAAATCCCGCCAGTCCGCAAGTACAATGCCGCACTCTCGCCGGACACTGTGAGCTATGTCGGCATCGCGGAGGATGAGCCAAAACGACTTGCTCGTCTGGATGGAATAACGAAGGTCAGTCTGCTTGCCAAATACGGTATGACCGAGGCGGACGCCTACAAGCTCTGTACGGAACACGGGCTGCTTTCCCCGATCTACGCTCACTGCCGGAGAAACGGCTGCTGGTTCTGTCCCAACGCCAGTGACTCGGAGCTGCTGCACATGGTCACGAAGCACCCTGAGATGTTTGACCGGCTGATTGAATGGGAGAAGGAAGACAACATATTCCATCGTCGGATGACGCGCAGAGAAACCCCGTCTGAGGTAAAAGCTCGTTTACTGAGCAAATCCCAGACGGGGTTTTCTTCTGCCCAGAACAAAAAAGAAATGGAGGTTTGAGATGGCTGAAAACAAAAACGCACAGCAAGTCCGCGAAATCACGGACAAGCTGGAACAGGGCATCAAGGAGCTTTTTGAATCCGAGCGGTTCAAGGAATATCTCCGCACGATGTCCAAGTTCTACAACTATTCCTTCAACAACACGCTGCTCATTGCGATGCAGAAGCCAGAAGCAACCTATGTTGCCGGTTATACCTCGTGGCAGCGCAACTTCGACCGTCAGGTCATGAAGGGCGAAAAGGGCATCAAGATTCTTGCACCCGCGCCGTACAAGACGCAGGAAGAGCGTGAGAAGATTGACCCCGTTACGCAAAAACCGGTGATCGGCGCAGACGGAAATGCTGTCACGGAGACGGTCGAGGTTCTGCGTCCCGCCTTCAAGGTGGTGAGCGTCTTTGATGTTTCCCAGACGGATGGCAAGGAGCTTCCGGACATCATTGTCGATGAGCTGAAAGGCACCGTCGAGAACTACGAGGCGTTCTTCGATGCGCTCAAGCAGGAGTCTCCCGTCCCAATTTCCTTTGAGGATATTCCGGGCGGCGCAAAGGGATTCTTCTCTCCGGTTGAAAGCCGTGTTGCCATTCAGGAGGGCATGAGCGAAATCCAGACGGTCAAAACCGCCATTCATGAGATCGCTCACGCCAAGCTCCATGCCTTCAAGCCTGACGAGAAAGCCGCTCCCGAAGATAAGAAAGATCGTCACACCAAAGAGGTTGAGGCAGAAAGCGTAGCCTACACGGTTTGTCAGCGTTACGGCATTGAAACCTCGGACTACTCCTTTGGCTACATCGCCGGTTGGTCATCCGGCAAGGAAACCAAAGAGCTGAAAAGCTCTCTGGACACTATCCGCAAGACGGCGGCTGAGATGATCGAGGGCATTGACGCCAAGCTCAAGGTACTGCTGGCAGAGAAAGCGCAGTCCGCAGAGAAAGATACCGAAGCGCCCGCAGAGCCGATGCCGGAAGCACCCATTTACCGTGAGACGGCAAATTACGCCTATGAAGCCGGTGAGATGGAAGCATATCGCGCCTCCCTTGCGGCAAACGAGGAATGCCGCAGGGCGATTGAAGCGGCGATCAGCTCTAACTACGGTGATAACCGTCTGGATGCGGATGCTGCCGCGAAATGCGTCCTTGAGCAGTTCTCTCCGGAGCGCGTCCGATATGTCCTTGCAAACACCATTCAGCAGAAAGACTTCGACGGGCGCATTCCCCAGCCCCTCAAGGAGTGGGCAAAGAGTGTTGAGGTCTGCCCGGAGAATGCCTCCCGCTTCCTTGTGGATAAACCCAATCCCGGACTGACGGCACTTTTCGTGGATGCGTTCCGTCAGCAGACCGAACCTAAGAAGGAAGTCGCTTCTGAGAAAACAGGGGAAAGAGACCCGGAGGTTGTTGCGTGGGAGAACGATGAGATTACCTCTATTGAGGTAAAAACCGTGGAGGTCAAGTCCCCCTTTGCGCCCTTACCGGAAGAAGCAGCAAAAACACCGAAGGCACACCGCCTGACTGCCGAAGAGAAGGAGATCAAAGCCGCCGTCATGGACACGCTCAAGGGGCAGATCGCCTATAACAACGACGGGATGCGGGCGTCCTATCGCGCCTCTAACCATTCCTTCAATCTGCTGGCACGGAACGGCGTCAGGATCGAGGGCAACACGGTTACGCAGAACGGTGAGCCGCTGTTCAAAATCCATCGCCGTCATGCGACGCGGAAAACACAGGGCTGCTATCGTGAGTTGATGCCGACGCTGGAATACGTCAAGCAGGAGCAGAAGCAGGAAAAGCCCTCCATCCGCGATCAGCTCAAAGCTGCCGCGAAAACGCAGCCGGAGAAGAAGTCCCCGGTCAAATCCAAAACGCACGACATGGAGTTGTGAGAAAGGAGACGCATGAAGAAATACACAGACGTTGACATCGTTGCGGAGCTGCAGAAGCTCGTGGACAGTCATGTAGACAGCTACAAGGAAGACTTCGACATCGACAAGCGCATCATCCGCCGCGCTGCCGAAAGCCGGAATCCCGAAGAGAAAACGCTGATGTGGTTCTGCCGTCCGCATGGAACGCACTGCCTCAATGAAAATCAGGTCTTTATTCAGGGAACGCGAGATCACAACACCTTCCGTTTCTATGCGGAGCAGACCTACGACGAGTGCGTTGCCCGCGTCATTATCCCGAAAACCCTCAAGCACGGCAAGGTCTTCGGAGATGTCTTTGAGATCAACTACCGGGAACAGGCGGCAAATGTGGCGCAGAACTCGGTTGCGCCGGATCATGACCGGCTGACCTTTGCGGATGGCTTTGTGCTGGAAGCCCCCTGCCGCAGCAGCTTCGATGAGGCAATGGCTCTGGTTAGTGAGCATGGCGGCGTACAAGCCCACCGGACGCTCCCGAAGGACGCGGATGCTCTGGCGGAAGTGCTGTCCAAACAGAAAAGCCGCCGTGACAGACTGCCGGATGCAGAAAGGGCAGAGGCGCTTTCGCCTCTGCCCGTTGCAGAACTCCGGAAGTACGAAGCGGTCAAAAAGGCGCATCCCGACGCGCTGGTTTGCTTTGCCCAGAACGGCTACTTTGAGCTGTACGGCAAGGACGCGGAAAAAGCCGCGCCCTTGCTCGGCACAAAGCTCCTTGAGAAGAAAGTGCGCGGCAAGCCATCCATGCCGGTGACCGGCTTCCGTGAAACCGCATGGGTAGCCGGTTCTCAAAAACTCTGGAAGTCCGGCACAGATGTTTTTCTCAGCAAGGACGGCGAGACCTTCAAGGAACTCAAAGCCGCAGATTACATTCCTGTCGGCGCGACGCTGATTGTGGATGGCATCAAGTGCAGAATCGACGCGGTTGATTTTACCGCTGATGAAGTCCGGCTGACGAACATCGAGGACAAGAACCGCCCCATCCGCTTTTCTGAGACCATCCAGTATGTCCGCTCCTATGTGGAGGATGCCGGAACAGCCATCTACGACACCATCTCGAAGAAGCCCGCTGCCCGTGAATCCATCCGTGACAAGCTGAAATCCGCGCAGAAAGCCCAGC